CAGGAAGCCAAGCAGGGTACGCCTCAAGTTTTCGAGCCCGCATGGCAGTGGTTCCAGTCCGGCCCCCTCCAGCGACTGATGCCCGGCGGTGCTATCGTCATTGTCATGACAAGATGGTCAAAACTGGACCTGACAGGTCAGATCATCGACCACATGGCCCGCAACGACGGCACTGAAGACTGGGAAGTCATAGAGTTCCCCGCTGTCTTGGAGGACAAGAACGGCGAGCAGCGCCCGCTGTGGCCCGAGTTCTGGACGCTGGATGAACTCCTGTCCAAGAAAGCCGACATGGACGTGCGCTACTGGCAGGCGCAGTACCTGCAGAACCCCGTGTCTGAAGAGGGTGCCCTGCTCAAGAAAGAGTGGTGGACCATGTGGGATAAGGAAGACCCGCCCCCGTGCGAGTACATCATCATGGCCCTCGACAGCGCCCAAGAGACCAACAACCGGGCTGACTACAACGCCCTGACCGTTTGGGGGGTGTTCTTCAACGAGGAGGTCAACAACTTCCAGATTATTCTCCTTGATGCCATCAAGAAGCGGCTTGAGTTCCCAGAGTTAAAAGAGCTTGTGTTTGAGACGTACAACCAGTGGGAACCGGACAGCTTCATCGTCGAGAAGAAGTCCAGCGGGGCGGCGCTCTACCAAGAGATGCGGCGGATGGGCGTGCCCGTGGGCGAGTTTACGCCCGGCAAAGGGCAGGATAAGATCAGCCGAGTGAACTCTATATCAGACCTGCTGAGGTCTGGGATAGTATGGGCACCCGACAAAAGATGGGCGCATGAGCTTATAGAGGAATGCAATGACTTCCCCAGTGGGCGTAACGACGACTTAGTGGACTCTACAACTCTAGCCCTGATGCGGTTCCGCAACGGCGGGTTTGTCCGTTTGCCCTCGGACGAGCCTGATCCTGTACGGCATTTTAAATCCAAGCGGCGTAGGAGTTACTACTGATGGCTGTAGATCGTTCACTCATGCAGGCCCCGCAGGGCTTGTCCAGCCTGAGCCCCGATGCCGAGCAGGAGATCATGATCGTCCTGACCGACGAGAACGGCGAAAGCCCAGAGACGCTGGCTGAAGAAGAAGGTGAGTCGGCGGACTTCAACGAGAACCTCATCGACAAGCTCGATGAGCGCACGGTCCAGATGCTCTCCTCCGAGTTGCTCGCTGACTACGAGGCCGATGTCAGTAGCCGCAAAGAGTGGCTGGATACCTACGTCAAGGGCTTGAAGCTCCTCGGGATGAAGATCGAGGAGCGCACCGACCCGTGGGACGGGGCTTGTGGCGTCAACCACCCCCTGTTGATGGAGTCAGCGGTCAAGTTCCAAGCCGAGACCATCTCGGAGGTGTTCCCCGCCGCAGGGCCTGTCATGGCCAAGATCGTGGGCAAAGAGACGCCTGAAAAAGTGGCCTCTGCCCAGCGCGTGCAGGCGGACATGAACTACCAGCTGACGGATGTCATGCGTGAGTACCGCCCCGAGCATGAACGGCTCCTGCTCTCGCTGTGCCTGTCAGGTAACGCGTTCAAGAAGGTGTACTTCGACCCATCCCTTGATCGGCAGACAGCGACGTTCATCCCCGCCGAGGACATCGTCGTACCCTATGGCGCGGCCAACATCGAGACGGCGGATCGCATCACGCACAGGATGCGCAAGACCAAGAACGAGCTACGCAAGCTTCAGGTAGCTGGGTTCTACGACGACGTGGATCTTGGCGAGCCGCTCATCACCATGGATGACGTGGAAAAGCAGAAAGCCACTGATCAGGGCTTCAGTGCCACGGTCACTGACAAGCGGTTCCAGATCCTTGAGATGCACGTCAACCTCGACCTAGAGGGGTACGAGGACAAGGACGACAAGGGTAAGCCGACAGGTATCCACCTGCCGTACGTGGTCACTATCGAGAAGGGGCGTGGGGTGATCTTGGCCATCCGGCGCAACTGGCTGGAGGACGACAAGCTCAAGGCCCGCCGGCAACACTTCGTGCACTACGGCTACATCCCCGGCTTCGGCTTCTACTACTTTGGTCTCATCCACCTCATCGGTGGGCATACGCAGGCGGCTACCTCACTCCTTCGTCAGCTGATCGACGCGGGTACACTGGCCAACCTGCCCGGCGGCCTCAAGGCCAAGGGCCTGCGGATCAAGAACGACGACACGCCCATCGGCCCCGGTGAGTGGCGGGACATCGACCTGCCCAGTGGAGCCATCCGTGACAACATTCTCCCGCTGCCCTACAAGGAACCGAGTCAGACGCTGTCCATGCTTATGGACAAGGTCGTGGATGATGGCCGTCGTTTTGCTGCGGTCTCCGACCTACAGGTCTCGGACATGTCGGCGCAGGCCCCAGTGGGTACGACACTAGCCATCCTTGAGCGAGTGCTGAAAGTGATGAGTGCCGTGCAGGCCCGCATCCACTACGCCATGAAGCAGGAGTTCAAGCTGCTGGCCGAGATCATCCGTGATCACACGCCGGAGGACTATGACTACGAGCCTGAGACGGGGGAAGCCTCGGCCAAGAGAGAAGACTACGACTGCTGCGAGGTCATCCCGGTCAGTGACCCTAACGCCAGCACCATGGCGCAGCGGGTTGTCCAGTACCAAGCCGTCCTGCAGCTGTCCCAAGGTGCCCCGCAGATCTACGACCTGCCCTACCTGCACCGGCAGATGATCGAGAATCTTGGGGTCAAGAACGCCACCAAGATCATCCCGGACAACGACGACATGAAGCCGACCGACCCGGTCAGCGAGAACATGGCAGTCCTCATGGGAAAGCCCGTGAAGGCGTTCATTTATCAGGATCATGAAGCCCATCTTGCAGTTCACATGGCGGCGATCCAAGACCCCAAGATGATGGCCGTTATCGGCCAGAACCCACAGGCACAAGCCATCATGGGGGCTGCCATGTCCCACGTCATGGAGCATGTGGCGTTCCAGTACCGCCGTGAGATCGAGAAGCAGCTTGGAGCGTCGCTCCCGCCGCCGCCTGACTTCTTGGGTGATGACGACGAAGTGGGGTACCTGCCGCCCGAGATCGAGGCCCAGCTGTCCACCCTTGCAGCACAGGCCGCGACCAAGCTCCTCCAGAAGGACCAGCAGGAGGCCCAAGCCCAGCAGGCGCAACAGGCCATGCAGGATCCGCTCATCCAGATGCAGCAGAAGGATCTGGAGATCAAGCAGGCCGAGCAGCAGCGCAAGGCCCAGAAGGATCAGGCCGACCAGCAGCTGGCGCAGGCCGAGCTTCAGCGCAAGCAGAAGAAGGACTTGCTGGACGCGGCAGCCAAGGCGGACCAGATCAGGGTCTCGCAGGCGGGTGTCATGTCTACCTCGCAGCAGAACCAAGATCGCACGCAGCTGGATCAGACCCGCATGACCCTCGATGCAGCGGCCAAGGCCGACCAGCAGCAGCACCAGAACCGCCAGCTGATGGTCAACGCCGCCAACATGGCCGACCAGAACCGGTTCAAGGAGCAGTCAGCGCAGCATGAGCATATCAAGCACGCCGTGAACTTGGCCTCTGAGCATGCCAAGCACGGTGCACAGATCGGACTGGATCGCTTCAAGCACAACACACAGCTGTCTGCGCAGCAGAAGCAGCACGAGGACAAGTTGAAAGCGCAAGCAGCGCTGGCTAAACAGGCAGCCAAGAACAAGCCTGCACCGAGCGGCGGGAGTAAAAAGTGAACGAGGAGTTTGCGTTGATCGTCAGCAAGATTCAGGACGAGGCCAACAACGTGGCCAACCTGCTTTCTACTGGACGCGTCGAGAGCCACGAGGAGTACAAGCGCCTCTGTGGTGTCATCCAAGGCTACGCACGAGCCTCTGAGATCGTGGAAGAGCTTGCAAAAACACTGGAGACTGCTGATGACTGATGTCGTAGTGGACCTCACAAAAGAGGTCGCAGAAGAAAAAGCAAAACAGATTCCTGACCCAACCGGGTACAGGATCCTGTGCATGGTTCCTGTCGTGGATGAAAAAATCGGATCTCTCATCAAGGCGCAGGAGACTGTCCGCGTCGAAGAACAGACAACTGTTGTCTTGTTCGTCGTGAAGCTAGGCCCTGACGCTTACAAGGATCCCGCCAAGTTCCCCACCGGGCCTTGGTGCAAGCAGGGAGATTTTATTATTACACGCAGTTATACCGGCACCCGAGTGAAGATCCATGGCCGGGAATTTCGAGTCATCAACGACGATAGTGTTGAAGCCGTTGTTGACGATCCCCGTGGCATTAGCCGCGCATAAGGAGACCCCATGAACAGACCCGCATATCAGTTCCCAGACGAGTTGAAGGCCGAGGCCAAAGGCCCAGAGGACGAGGATCTCAAGGTAGAGGTGGTAGATGACACCCCACCCGAAGACCGGAACCGCGTCCCACTTCCAAAGGAAATCGTCGATGACCTAGAGAGCGACGACCTTGAAGAGTACTCGGAGAAGGTCAAGCAGCGCCTCAAGCAGATGAAGAAGGCGTTCCACGACGAGCGCCGGGAAAAAGAGCGGGCTGCTCGTGAAAAAGAAGAAGCTCTCTTGTATGCCCAGAAGGCCTACGAGGAAAATAAGCTTATTAAACAACGACTTGGACAGGGAGAGAAGATCTTCAAGTCCGAGGTCACCAAAGCTGCGACAACTGAGGTACAGGCTGCCAAGGATGCTCTCAAGCGGGCCTATGAGGCGGCTGATAGCGATGCTATCGCCAATGCACAAGCTTCCTTGACAGATGCGCAGCTGAAACTGAGAGACTATGAGAGATTTCAGCCCTCTTTACAGGAAGAGCCAGCAGGTGTACAACCCTCTCAACAGAACTCTGTGCAGCCAAGTGCTGCTCCCCAGCCTGATGCTAAGTCACAGGCATGGCAGCAGAAGAACACTTGGTTTGGTAACGACGAGGAAATGACCGCCCTCGCACTGGGTCTGCATGAAAAGTTGGTCCGTTCGGGTGTCGATCCGCGCAGCGACGACTACTACCGACGTATTGATGAGACCATGAAGAAGCGTTTCCCCGAGAATTTCGAGGACGACGCTACGCAGGTGGAAGAGCCCCCAAAGACGGCTAAAACACCACCGCGCAAGACCGCCCCAACAGTGGTCACTCCCGTTACGCGCTCAACAGCGCCGCGTCAGGTTCGCCTGACTCCCTCGCAGGTAGCCCTTGCCAAGCGGCTTGGACTGACCAACGAGGCATACGCTCGTGAACTTGTAAGGCTGGAGAATCTAAATGGTTGAATCAAGACTGGATCGTGAAGTAGGTACTCGTGACGCTACCAAGCGTGCGCAGGCATGGACTCCCCCATCGACGCTGCCATCCCCTGCGCCGCAGGAAGGTTGGGCGTTCCGGTGGATTCGGACGGCAGCGATGGGTCAATCCGACCCTACCAACGTGTCCGCAAAGTTCCGCGAAGGCTGGGTTCCCTGTAAGGCCGAGGATCATCCTGAAATGCAGGTGTTCCGCGACCCCAACGTGAACAACCGCTTCAAGGACAACATCGAGGTTGGCGGACTGCTGTTGTGCAAAGCCCCCATCGAGATGATCAAGCAGCGTGACGAGTACTATCGCAACGCCGCTGAGTCACAGGTGCAGGCCGTGGACAACACGTACATGAAACTGCAGGCCGACCCGAGGATGCCGCTTTTCAACGAAAAGCAGCGCACCAAGGTGTCGTTCGGCAAGGGCTCTTAATAAACTTCAGGAGTGATACATGGCTTATCCCACTGTCTCGGCTCCGTACGGGTTTCGACCGGTCGATTTGATCGGTGGGCAGGTGTTCTCGGGTTCCACCCGTACTCTGCCGATCCAGTACGGCTACGCCACGAATATCTTCTACGGTGACTTCGTCGTCCTC